GTAAGAAAGCTGCACAAGAGTGTTCTTTATTATTAACTCCTGGTAAAGCAAAAATAGCAAGACTCCCTCTCAAGGATGCAAATGAAATGCTCGTTGCGGGAAGAGTCAAAGAACTTCTTGATGCACAGTGGGAAGCAAAACCGTTTAGACCAGACGGTATTGTCCCTGGTGATGAACTCTGGGATATAATTATTTCAGATGATGATGCCGAAAGCATCCCTTATCCGTTTGAAGGTCTTAACTCCAAAACACACGGGATTAGAAAGGGTGAGCTTGTAACAATCACAGCAGGTAGTGGGATAGGAAAATCCTCCCTTACTAGAGAGATTGCATACAAGCTAATCAAAGATGGTCTATCGGTTGGTTATATAGCTCTAGAAGAAAATAATAAGCACACAGGTCGTGCAATTATGGGACTAGAGTTAAACCAACCATTACATTTATCTACAGACGGAGTGACAAGAGATGAGCTTAGAGACGCTTACACCGCTACCGTGGGCAATGGTCGTGTTTTTCTTTATGACCATTGGGGGTCTACAGATTCCGATAATTTATTACAAAAAATCAGATACTTGGTCAGAGGCTGTGGCTGTGATTACATTATTCTTGACCATCTCAGTATCGTTGTTAGTGGTTTTGATGGCAGTGATGAACGCCGCCTGATTGACAATACAATGACAAAACTTCGTACACTGACGGAAGAAGTACAGTGTGCAATGATATTGGTCTCACAACTTAAGAGACCATCGGGGGACAAAGGACACGAAGAAGGGGCAGTGACTTCACTATCTCAACTTCGGGGTTCCGCAGCGATTGCTCAGTTAAGTGATATGGTTGTGGGTTTGGAGAGAAATCAACAAGACCCAGATAACCCCAACTTAACAACAGTCAGAATTTTGAAGAACCGTTGGAGTGGTGACACAGGGATAGCGTGCCACCTCACGTACAGCAAATCAACAGGACGTATGACAGAGACAATCTTTGAAGAAGAAACTAACGAGGAGATTAATTTTTAAATGTTGTACACAGAGGCAGAATTTAGGAAGGCGTACATCGTCTACCTGATTATGCTCTACGAGTTAGAATCTGAGTCAGGCATTGATTTAGGTGAATACCCATCAGCCGAACAATTCAGATTTATTTATGAACAAGAGCGAAATGCAAGCTTACATTAGTGCGGAGACACAATGAAATATATATTAGATTTAGAAACAGATGGCTTATTAGATACCGTAACCAAGATACATTGTATCGTTTTACGAGGAGTAGAGAACGACCAAGTTCATGCTTTCTCAGGTGACATGCTAAGTGAAGCCATCCCTTATCTGGAGAATGCAAGTGTTTTAGTAGGGCATAACTTAATAGCTTATGACTTACCTGTTTTAAAGAAGCTTATGGGCTTCACATTTAAGAAGGAAGTTATAGATACCCTAGTTTGTTGTAGAACCATTTGGGCAAATGCAATGGAAATTGATGCCCGTAAAGATGAGCTACCAAGAAAACTATGGGGCAGTCACTCACTTAAAGCCTGGGGTTATAGACTAGGTGAATTGAAGGGTGACTTTAATGATGGAACGTCTGAGATTTGGGACGAGTTTACAGAGCAAATGCTCACATACTGTGTGCAAGACACAAAGGTAACAAAGAAACTCTACGAATTTATTCAGACCAAAGAATTTAGTAAAGACGCATTAGATTTAGAACACAGAGTTGCTACCGAAATGTTCAAGCAAGAACAAAGAGGATTTGTGTTCGATGTTGAGAAAGCACAGTTTTTGTTCTCAGAAATAGCAGCACGAAAGTTTGATATAGAACAAGAATTACAGGATACCTTTGAACCAACTATAGTGGAACTCAAAACAAAAACCAAAGTTATCCCATTTAATCCTGCAAGTAGAACTCAGATAGCAGACCGTCTTATGAAGAGAGGTTGGGAACCAACAGAAGTTACCAACACTGGTCAGCCTAAAGTTGATGAGAAAATCTTGGCAGGGATAGATATGCCTGAAGCAAAACTACTTCTTGAATATCTGATGTTGAATAAACGCTTGGGTCAGTTAGCAACTGGTAAACAAGCATGGTTAAAATTAGTTAAAAATGACAAACTACATGGCAGAGTTAATCACATGGGTGCAGTCACATCTAGGTGTACTCACTCAAACCCGAACATGGCGCAGGTACCTGGAGTCCACGCTCCTTATGGTCAGCAGTGTCGTGAGCTTTTTACTGTACACAATTCTTATCGTCTTCTCGGTGCCGATGCTTCTGGTTTGGAGCTTCGCTGCCTTGCCCATTATATGGCTAACTATGACGGTGGAGCGTATGGCAGGGAAATACTGAAGGGTGATATTCACACAGCGAACCAAAAAGCAGCGGGTTTAGAAACACGTAACCAAGCAAAGACATTCATCTATGGATTTCTTTATGGTTCGGGTGATGAAAAGACTGGTCAGATTATTGGCAAAGGAGCTAAGGAAGGTAAAGCAATTAAGAAAAAGTTTCTTGATAAAACACCTGCCTTAAAGAAACTTCGTGAAGCAGTTAACAGAGCAGCAGAACGAGGTTGGATTAAAGGATTGGATGGTCGTAGATTACCAGTCCGACACGCCCACGCAGCACTGAACACATTGTTACAGTCGGCGGGAGCAATCATCTGTAAACGTTGGTATGTAATCATGGAAGATTTATTTCGTGCCAATGGTTACACTGAAGAAGATGTTGCAATAGTGGCGTTTGTCCATGACGAAGTTCAGCTCCAAGTAAGGAAAGAAATTGCTGATGACATTGGGGAGTTAATTTTAAAAGCAATGAAGGATACTGAAATTTATTATGAATTTAAATGCGAACTCGATGCAGAGTACAAAGTCGGACGAAACTGGGCTGACACCCACTAAAGCTGACAGAAAGAAATTTGATTTAGATTTGGCATACGGAAAAGTGAGAGAGCAGAAAGTAGCGGAAATGCTTCAAGACAAAAAGATTGAGGTAAAGTCTGAGCGAGATATTTGGCAGAACACAGGTAACATTTGTATTGAATATGAAAGTTACGGAAAGCCATCTGGTATCAAAGCTACAGAGGCAGACTACTGGTTTCACAACTTATGTTTAGGTAGTGAGACGTATGCCACGATTGTGTTTGAGGTAGACATTCTTAAACGCATTATCGACCGCTTGGATTATGTGAGGTCGGTCTCAGGAGGAGACCACAACGCTTCACGTATGTTTCTTCTTAACCTTCAAAAGCTTTTCTCAACAGATGTTATTAAGGCTTTTCAAACAGAATAGGTACACTGGTGTAATAATATGAATTTAGATACTTTCTTTTTATTAATAATGACGTTCTCGTTTCTTGTGGTGAGCGTAGCCTTCGCCTGCAAGTTCGTGATGGATATGTATCTAGATTACATACAGGTGAAATCTGGCATCAAGGTAATGACCCAGAAGGAAATGGAAGAGGTGATTGAACAAGTTAAAGAGGACAATGATGATGACAACTTTAGTTATTGATGGCGATATAATTGCCTACCAAGTAGCTGCCTCTGCCGAGGTTCCAATCAATTGGGGTGACGGCTTATGGACACTACACGCCCACGAAGACGAAGTAATGGTCAAAGTGGATGATGCTATTTCAAATCTAATAGAGAAATCTAAAGCTGATAAAGTTGAAGTAGCTCTATCAGACAAACACAATTTTAGAAAAGACGTAGCGGATTACTACAAAGCAAACCGCAAGAACGTCCGTAGACCAATGCTCCTACAATTCGCAAAAGATTATATGGCGGATGAGTATAATGGAGTGATTTGGAAAAACTTAGAAGCAGACGATGTACTAGGTATCAAAGTTACATCTAGTGATGAGTACATCATTTGGTCTGCCGATAAGGACTTAAAGACCTGTTATGGTCGTCACCTTACTGATGATGGAGAAATTTATGTCGAGGAGAAAGAGGCGGATTATTGGTTTTATACGCAAGTACTTACTGGGGATTCAACCGATAACTACCCAGGATGCCCCAAAGTGGGGGTCAAAACTGCTGAGAAACTTCTTACTGAAGACCCAACTTGGAACAAAGTTGTGGCTACGTTTGCTCGACAAAACCTATCTGAAGAAGTCGCACTAGAGCAGGCACACTTAGCACGAATACTAAGGAACGGAGAGTATAATTTAAAAACGGGAGAGGTCAGCTTATGGAAACCAACGATGCAGTAAATAGCCCTTCGCACTACAAGGCGGGGAACATAGAAACAATCGACTACATTGTCGATGTATTAGGAGAGTATGACACCATTCATTATTGTCACGGCAACATACTCAAATATCTAGGGTCACGTTTATGGAATAAGAACAACCCCCTCCAAGATGCAAAGAAGGCACGTTGGTATTTAGATAAGATGATTCAATTAATGGAAAGTACAGAAGGAAAGAACTGGTGAATTTAACAAAATTAGAAAAGAAGATTGTTGAGTGGGGATTAGAAAAAGGAATTTTACCCCGCCCAAATGCAATAGCCCAATACTCAAAGACCCTAGAAGAAGTTGAAGAATTAGCAATCGGTATTGACCGAGAAGACATTGATGAAGTCCGAGACGCTATTGGTGACATATTTGTTACACTCGTGATGCAAGCTCAGGCTTGGAACATGACGATGCAGGAATGTGTGGAAGCTGCCTACAACGATATTAAAGGCAGAACTGGTGAAATGGTGGATGGAGTCTTTGTAAAAAATGGGAAGTGAATATTTAGGAATTATTATTAATGAAGAAAATAACAAACATCTTTCAGAGCAAGCCTATGCTCTACTTAAAGACTATTATTGTCGAGATGGAGAAACTCCACAGCAATCCTTTGCACGGGCTGCCGTGGCTTATAGTTACGGGGATAAAGCGTTTGCTCAAAGGATTTATAATTACGCTAGTCGTAGTTGGTTTATGTTTGCAAGCCCTGTACTTTCAAACGCTCCACTTCCTGGTGAAGAACCTAAAGGTCTTCCTATCTCGTGTTTCCTTACTTATGTCGGAGATACGCTTGAAAGTCTTATCGCTCATAATTCGGAGGTAGCATGGCTTTCCGTGAAAGGCGGAGGTGTTGGTGGACATTGGTCAGACGTTCGAGGAGTGACCGAGAAGTCCCCAGGAGTGATACCATTCCTAAAAGTGGTAGATGGTCAGATGACCGCCTACAAACAAGGCAAGACAAGAAAGGGTAGCTATGCGTCTTACTTAGACATTAGTCACCCTGACATCATGGAGTTTGTGTCTTTCAAATTACCAACAGGTGGAGATGCAAACCGTAAATGTTTTAACCTATTCAATGCTGTCAATATAACAGACAATTTTATGAGGGCAGTTGAGAAAGGTGAGAGTTGGGATTTAATCGACCCCCATTCAAAAGAAGTAGCCAATACTCTAGACGCTAGAGAACTATGGCAAAGATTATTAGAAGTACGTTTCAGAACTGGCAGCCCATACCTAAACTTTATTGATGCTGCTCGTTTAGCATTACCAGAAGAACAACGTAAGTTAGGTCTAGAGATTTATGGTTCTAACTTATGTAATGAAATTCACCTTCCTACCAATGAGGAGCGTACTGCTGTGTGCTGTCTCTCTTCAGTCAACTTAGAAAAGTTTGATGAGTGGGAAAGTACTCCAATGGTTAAAGACTTAGTGCGTTTACTTGATAACGTATTGTCATTCTTTATTACCCACGCCCCCAATGAATTGCAGAAGGCTAAGTTCTCTGCTGAGAGGGAACGTGCCATTGGTTTAGGTGCAATGGGATTTCATGGATACCTTCAAAGTAAAAACCTTCCTTGGGAAAGTCTCAGTGCAAAATTTGAAAACATTAGGATTTTTACGAGGATTAAAGATGAATCTATGGATGCAACTAAAGAACTCGCTAGAGAACTTGGAGAAGCACCTGACATGGTTGGTTCAGGAAAACGAAACAGCCATCTTCTTGCTATTGCTCCCAATGCTAATAGTAGCATTATATGTGGTTGTTCGCCTAGTATAGAGCCTTTGAAGTCTAACGCCTTTACACACAGAACACGTGCAGGCGCACACTTGGTAAAGAACAAATACCTAGAAGCACTACTAGAAAAGAAAGGTATGAACACAGACGAAATCTGGAAAGATATTGTAATGAATGATGGTTCAGTACAGCATTTAGACTTTCTAGATGAAGATGAAAAACTTACATTTAAGACAGCATTTGAGATTGACCAAGGTTGGGTCGTAGACCACGCCGCCGACAGGCAGCCTATGATATGCCAAGGTCAGAGTGTTAACTTATTCTTCCCATCTGGCAGTCCTAAGAGTTACGTAAATTCTGTGCATCTTCGTGCATGGAAGAAGAAACTCAAGGGAGTGTATTATCTACGAACTAATTCGGGAGTAGATGCAGATAAGGTAGGATTGAAAGTAGAACGAGTAGCTTTAGCAGATGCTGAAGAATGTATGTCGTGTCACGGATAAGGAGAGAACATGCCAGAAAAGAAACAAACTAAAACAACACCGAAGACTACAGTCAATGGAGATGTAGTAGCTCTTGTAGCTGTCATCTTGATGACCAAGGGACACCCCCAAGCTTCAGCGATAGAAAATGCAAAATCAATTGTGGAGGCATCACATGAGCTTGTTGGAAAGTAATGTTGTCTTCAAACCATTTAAATATCCGTGGGCTGTAGACTTTGCAGTCAGCCACGAGAAAATTCACTGGGGTGAATGGGAAGCTAAGTTAAATGATGATATGACCCAATGGCAGAGTGGTAAACTCTCCAAAGAGGAAAAGAACCATATCACTCAGATACTGCGCCTGTTTACCCAGTCAGACGTAGCGGTTGGTACGAACTACATTGAGTACTACTTACAGAAGTTCAAGAACAACGAGATACGTGCAATGCTTACTAGCTTTGCCAATCGTGAGTTCATTCACCAACGCGCCTACGCACTACTGAACGACACTCTAGGTTTCTCAGAAGACGAGTATTCCGCATTCACTGAAGTACAGGAAATGCAGGATAAGATTGACTTCATGGGAGACATAGATGTCCACAGTCATCAAGGACTAGCCCTAGCTATTGCTAGGTCTGTTCTTAACGAGGGCATGTCCCTCTTCTCTGCATTCGTCATGCTCCTCAACTATCAACGTTTCGGCAAGATGAGAGGAATGTGTGAGATTGTAGAGTGGTCAGTTCGTGATGAATCTATGCACTGTGATGGAATGGTTAAACTATTCCGTGAGTTCTGTGAAGAACACTCAAGGATTGTTAATGATGACTTTAAAAAGTCTATCTATGAAATGTTCCGTGAGGCAGTGAAGCTCGAAGATAAAGTCATCGAACTAGCGTTTAACATGGGAGAAATCGAAGGCTTAACCGCTGACGAGGTAAAGAAATACATCCGCTACATTGCAGACCGCAGGCTTATTCAGTTGGGTCTAAAAGGTAACTGGAAGGTAAAAGAAAACCCTCTCCCTTGGTTAGACTGGGTACTCAATGGAGATTCATTCAAGAATTTCTTTGAGGGAACAGTAACAGACTACAACGCAGCAGGTATGGAAGGAGAGTGGGGTTGGCAATAACCATCACCCTATAGGACAATTATGAAAGTATTAAGCAAAAATTTAAGCATTACTCAAGGTTTGTTAGACAAACTTAACGAATTGTTCCCTGACACCCTGCCTGCGGACTCGAATGTGAACATCGAGCAAATACGGTACTTGCAGGGGCAGAGAAGCGTCATCCAGAAATTGGAAGAACTTTTTAATGATATTTATGAGGATTAATTATGTGTATCAGTCTGAAGCCGAAGATGCCAGAGGTTAAAGTAGCACAACCTGCGGCAACGGCAGCTCCTGCGGCACCTCCTCCTGATTTATTGGCAGCTTACGAAGATGGTAAGAAGCCTTCTGACCAGAAAAAGAAGAAATCGTATGGTAAGAAATCTCTACGATATAACCCGACCAGTACAGCTCAAGTAGCAGGAAAGACATCGGGTACTGGTTTACAAATTAAGGGTAGTTAATATGTGCGGTAGTCCAAAAAAAATAGTAAAAAAGGTAATATCAATACCTAAAAAAATAGTAAAAACAGCTAGCAAGGTAGTTAAAGAAGTAGCAAAGGCTCCTAAAGCAATCGTTAAAGCGGTAAATCCGCCTAAACCTGCGCCTGTAACACAACCTGCTCCACCTTCTACAGCAGCTCCAACAGGTTCTTCAACAGCGAAGACCCCACAAACACAAATTGAACAAACATCCACCGAAAACCAAGCAGCGGTAAACCTCAAGCGTAGACGCGGAGGAAAGCGTAAGCTTCGTCTTGGAACTAACCAAGGTGTAGGTATTTCTGGTTCTTCAGGCGTAGGTACTGGAGGTTCTAAGAGTGGTTCAGTTAACGTTCCAAAATAAAGGTAGTAAATTATGGCAATGCTTGAAGGGCAAGGCTACGCAGCCTCAAGGTACGCTCAGTTAGAAGCTGACCGTGACACATTCCTTCAAAGAGCGAGAGATGCAGCCGAACTAACTATCCCTCACCTTATGCCACCAGATGGACATACGGGGTCAACTATTTATAAGACCCCATTCCAAGGCGTAGGGGCTAGAGGTGTAAATAATTTAGCGAGTAAGTTGTTACTAACATTACTCCCACCTAACAGTCCTTTCTTTCGTCTTATGATTGACGATTTCGACCTTGCTGAGATTGGAGCAGGAGATGCTCGTGGTAAGGTAGAAGAGGCTTTAGGTCGCATCGAAAGAGCTGCCCTTCAAGAGATTGAAGCAACAGCCATCCGCGTACCTGTATTTGAAGCTTTAAAGCAACTTATTGTATCAGGTAACTCGCTTGTTTACCTCCCGAAAAAAGGAGGTATGAAGGTATTTCGTCTAGACCGTTACGTAGTCAAACGTGACGCTATGGGCAATCTATTAGAGATTATTACTAAAGAGTCTATCTCACCGAAAATGCTTCCTGAAGAAGCTCAGATGTTATTGAAATCGGAGGGGTCAGACGAACCTGTAAACAAGAATCTCGACCTATATACTTGTATAAAACTTATTGATAACAAATGGGATGTACACCAAGAAGTATCTGGTATGGATGTACCAGGTAGTAATGGTACTTTTCCAAAAGATAAAAACCCATTTATTCCTTTACGTTTCTCCCGCATTGATGGTGAGGATTACGGTAGAGGATATGTAGAAGATTATATTGGTGATTTAAAGTCACTGGAGGGTCTTACTCAAGCAATCGTAGAAGGTTCTGCGGCTGCTGCAAAAGTACTCTTCTTAGTACGACCAAAC